CGCGTCCAGCACGCCGAGATAAGCCTTCTGCGCCTGAACGAGTTCGACCAGCTTCTGGATCTCCTCACCGTACAGATCCTTCTTCTCCTTCTTCGGAGCACCGAGGCCTTCGGTGTCGGCAGCGGGAAGTTCCGGCCGGGCGGGCGCGCCCATCTCGGCGGGCTTCTTAGCCGGGGCTTCTCGCTCTGCCTTCGCCTGGTTGAGCGCGTCGATTACGAACTGCGGGACCAGCGCGCCCAGTATCTTTTTGGCGAACGCCAGCGCTGCGCCGAACGCCGCCTCGAAGGTTCGAACGATGATGTTGTTCGACAGCAGGTCCGCGAAGCTCTGCCACAGGTTCTTCATGAACGCGACCAGCTTGTTGAACCTGTCGCCGATCCAGGTGAAGACGTTGCCCATCACGATCCACGCAGCGTTCCAGATGTCGCGGAGTTGGTAAGTCGTGCCGCCGAGACTGAAGGTGGCATCGCGGAACTTGTATAGGAGCAGAATGATTCCCGCCACGGCAGCTATCGCGATTGTTACCGGCCCGCCCACAGCAGCGACCGCAGTGGCAAGGCCATAGCCCGCGGCCGAGGCGACTCCTTCCTCCGCAGCCAGCGAACCGACCATCCAAACCGCAGTCTTGAGCCAGCTCGCGAACTCGGCGAGAGCCGGGAGAACCTTACTGAGCCCGGCGAACCCGATGAAGAGCTTCGCTATCCCGGCCCCGGCCTGAGCAAGACCGCCGCCCGCAAGGTCTGCGATCAGAGGAATGGCGATCTTCGCGAGCTGGAGGCCCGCCAGCGCTTCGAGAGCCAGCTTAAGCGCGTGGGCGTGCTTCACCGCGAATTCAAACGCCGCGCCCGCCGCGTTGATGGCGGTGGTGAGCTTCTGCCCGAACTCCTGCGCCAGCTTCGGAATGTCGAAGTCCTTACCAAGATCCTGCAACCGTTCGCTCAACTTGAGCAGCGCGGGAAGAACCGCAGCCGTGAGCTGGATGCCGAAGCCGATCTGCGCAGCGTGAAGCTGCGTAAGAACCTCGTGGTACTGGTGCGCCTTCGCAGCCGTGTCGCCGCCGATCACCAGCCCGAAGCGCTTTGCCTCCTGCGAAAGCCGAGCCTGGTTTTTACCCAGCTCGTTGAGCATCGGAATCATGGCCGCGCCAGCCTTGCCGAACAGAGCCATCGCGAGAGCGGTCTTGCCCGCGCCGTTCGCCATCCCGGAGAACTTGACGGCGACCTCGGTGAACAGGTCCGACGTGTCTTTCAGGTGGTGATTGGAGTCGGTTACGGAGACACCCAGGCGGCCGAAGATCCGCTGAAGCCCGGCGTTCCCGTTCTGCGCGCCGAAGGCCGACTTCGCCAGCTTCTCCATCCCCTTCGCCATGTCATCGACCTCGACGTGGCTGATGCGGGCCGCGTACGCCAGCGCGGAGAACTTCTCGACCGTGGTGCCAGTGGCCTGCGACAAGCGGCTGAGCGAGCCTATGGTGGCGATGCTGGTCTCCACCAGCGCTACAGTAGCGGCAGCCAGACCCGAGGCCAAAGCCAGGCCCGCGGTACCGATCTTCTCAAGCGACCGTTTGATATCGTTCGCGCTCTTCGCGGACAACTGGCTCATCTTGTCCATCGACTGGCTGAACGAGGCGGTGTTCGCCTTCAGATCGATGGTGAGTGTTCCAACGACGATGCTCATGATTTGTCCACGGGTTTGTTCTTCGGGAATCGCGAGAACGCGGCCATCACGTCTTCTCCGGTAAGGCCCTCATCGTCTTCCTCGATCGGATGGAGCATGAAGTCCTCCGCTTCGAGCGGCTGATCCGGCCGGCAGAAGCTGAAGTTGGCGGTGGTGGAAGCGATGATCCCGACGAGCAGCTCCTCGCGCTGCCACGTGACCACCTGCCGCTTGAGGAGAGCGTGGACCTGCCGAGGCGTCATCTCCAGCCACTCCTCGGACGAGAGCCCGAGGTCGTGCCGGGCGATTGCCCATGCGTCCAGCCATGTCTGCGGCGGATCTACTCTGCCGCTTTGGTAGGGTCCGCGGGGTCGCCCTTGACCTCGTCTGGCGCCGGAAGCGCTGCCGCCCATGCGGCGAGGATGCCGCGCTGAATCGTGACGAGGTTGTGCGGAGTGATGAAGTCTCCGACCTCCTCGATCGTGTACTTCGCGCCCGCGCGCTGCAACGCGAGGAACAACAGCGCGCGCATCAGCTTCGCAGAGGGTCGGACGAGGTTCGCGTCCCCGGAGAGAACGTTCAGCCCGGTCAGGTCCTCGCACTCGATGAGGATGTTGTGCGTGATGACGATGGGCCAGGTCTTGCCGTCGAGAAGGATCTCCACCTTCTGGACGAGTTTGTCGGCAATCTTTCTCACCATGGGTTTATACGACCGTCTCCGTGATGTTGCCGGTGATCTGAATGTCTGCGGCGAAGTCGATCTTCTTGTTCGGTTCGAACGGCCCGGTCTCGTATTTGGCGATGAAGCCAAAGCCGATTGCCGTGTACACCTGGGTGCCCTTGTTGATCGGCGACGTGATCTTCCACGGAAACACCGACTGAGTCTGGGCATGCTGGCTGATGTTGAGCTGGCTGGTGTCGCCGGTGAAGTTCCCGGAGAGCGCAATTGTACCGGGCTTGATCAGGCCGGGGATCATCTCCTCCGTTGCGTTAGGCGACTGGAGGTGGGTCGTATCAATCGCCGGGATCGAGAAGTTGGACGGCTTGATGCTCGCCAATTCGGCCATTTGGGTATAGTCGGTCGGGCTCGCGCTGTCGCCAACGGAGAACGTTGCTTTGTAACCGGTGTTCGCTTTGGACTGCATTTTGTGAAACTCCTTTTAGGTCTGGGTGAACCAGATTTCGTACTCAAGAATTCGCCGTGACGTTCGGCCTGGGTCATCGAAGAAATCGATTACGTTCGTTCGAAAGCAGCCATGGACGGGTGTTGCGTCGGGGTCTGCCAGGACGCCGTTGTAGCCGCTCAAAACGTCGTCGATGGCTCTCGCGAGGCGGATACAGTCGGCGGCAATCGCGCCGTCGCAGTTGATCTGGAGTCGCCGCGAGATAAAACCGTGCTCGCCGGAAAGCGCGTATGGCTCAACCTCCGAAGCGGAGATGTAGGTCCAGAGCGGCAGCGCATGGTCCTTCGGCGCCTCGGCGAAAAACCCGCTGCCCGGCGCAATCGCCGCGACCGCAGGCGAGGCCTGGACGAGCATCACGATTCCCTGTTCGATCATTTGTCGAGCGTTTCCACGCCCTCGCGGATGACTTCGGTGAATGCCTCAAGCGCTGCCTGGCTCGACGAATCGAAGCCCGGACGCATGAACGCCCCACGTGCCGGGCGAGTCTCTGCCCTTCGACTTGTCCTTCAGCGGGCCGATGGTTACCGTCCCCGACTCCTGTTTTGGCGAGAGGGAGATTTTCATTCCGATGGAGTCGCGAAGTTCGCCTGGCTGTCGCCGCTTCGTAGCCACCTTCAGGAGCGGCGCGCGGCTCTTCGCGCTGGCGACCATCAAATCGCCCCCGGCCTTCAGTGCCTTGCGGAGCGCGCGCTTCGCCAACTTCGGCCCCGCCTGCGCGAGCGCGTCCTCGACCCCTTTGAGGCCCTGTACTTCAACCGTGATGTCCATGTGTTTGGTGGGCGGGACCGCCCGGCTTCTTACGTGTTCTTGCCGATCGCGAGGCAGTTCAGTTTCAGAACGACGTCGAGTTCGAGAATATTTTCGAGAGACTGGATCAGATACAGGCCGTTCAACGCCTGCACCTGCATGTTGGCCAGAATCCCCGCCTGCCACCAGATCGAGATGATGAGGAAGAGCTGCGTCGTCTCCTGGCCCGACTTGATGACGTCGATTCCGCGGACGGGCTCGATCTTCGCGTAACAGGTCACGAGCGGCACCATCGCCACGGTGCTGCCCGACACATCCGTCGAAGGTGCCTGCCCGAGGATGGTGATCTGGTGGCGCATCTCGCCGGAATCCAATGTGGGCCACTTCATCGCGTTCCTTTATCCGACGTGCTTCAGCGTTCCCTGCGAGAGCATCGTGGTGACGCCAAAGGGCAGTTCGCGTGTGGGATCGAAGTTCTTTTCAAAAGGCAGCCTGCCGGTGAACCAGTCGTTAATTAACCGCTTCATCCCGACCTTGATGGTTCTCCCGTCGGCCTGCCAGAACACGGAGCCATTGGCGAAGCCGCTGGTGTAGCGGATGAGGATCGCGGAGGACGGCCACGGCGTGAAGACCTTCCACATGCTGTTGTATGGAGGAGCAACAAGGCCGGGGCTCTTCTTCGTATCGACGATGAAGTCGGTATCTTCGACCAGCGTCGTGTAGTCTCCTGTCGAGTCGCGCAGCGTGAACAGGTCCACCGAGACCAGCGGCGCGCGCAATTTGATGAAGTAGTCGAGCCAGAAATCGAGGGACAGGTCCCACTGCTTCTGCACCAGGTCCCGGCCCTGCATATACTCGGCCTGAACACGCGCGGCAGAGATCAGTTCGGTGATCAAATCGTCTTCGTCGGGATCTGTCGGCGACCGGGCCGGCAGCTTGAGAAACGACTTCACCTCGCCGAGGCTGAACGGCTCCACAAACGATTGCACAGGCGAGGACTCGGTGAGCGCAAGGCTCCCGTAGCTCTCCAGCCAGCCATAGAGACCGCCGTTTGGTCCGTAAACGCCCGAGCCTATGCCGCCGAATTGCATTCTGCTGTGTCCTCCCAGCCGATCAGGCTGGCCACTCTCGAAGCGCTTGGGGATCGCGGACCCACTGTTTCGTCTGGGCCAGGCGGTCGTACTGGACATGCCAGCTCATGGCTCGTTCCACCGGATCGAAGCGAGGCATGCGCTCGGTAAGGACTTTTCGCGCGCCCTGTTCCGACGACCGGATGGGATAGTGCTTCAATAGGAGCCGTTCCGGGCAAATTCGCCGACCCTCGAATTCCGCCTCATGCCCTCCGCTCCGGGCGAGCAAAACACGGCCGAA